ATGAAGAGCACCCAGACGGGGGACGCCCGGACGCGCGCGGTCATCTACTGCCGCATCAGCCAGGACCGCACGGGCGCCGGCCTCGGCGTCGACCGGCAGCGCGAGGACTGCGAGGCCCTCGCCGAGCGGAACGGCTGGGAAGTCGTCGAGGTGTACGTCGACAACGACGTGTCCGCCTTCTCCGGGAAGAAGCGCAAGGACTACGAGCGAATGCTCGCCGACCTCGACGACGGCAAGGCCACCGTCGTCATCGTCTGGCACACGGACCGGCTGCACCGCTCGGTCCTGGAGCTGGAGAAGTACATGAACCTGTGCGAGCGGCGCGGCGTCTTCACGCACACGGTGCAGGCCGGCGAGATCGACCTCGCCTCCCCCACCGGCCGGATGCTGGCCAGGCAGCTCGGCATCATCGCCCGCTACGAGTCGGAGCACAAAGGCGACCGCATCGCCCGCAAGCGCCGCCAGAAAGCGATGGCCGGGGAGTGGGCGGGCGGCATCCGCCCCTTCGGCTGGGGTGTGCCCACCGGCGAGACGAAGAGGAAGCTCGACCGGAAGACCGGCGACGAGATCGAAGTCCCCGAGCTGGACATGACGAAGGCCGTGCCCGAGGAGGCCGAGGCGCTGCGCTTCTGGACGGACGAGATCCTCTCCGGCGCCTCGATCCGGTCCCTGGTCCAGTGGTGCGCGCACAAGGGCGTCCTGACCACGCGAGGGAACGCCGTCTCCCACACCGACATGCGCGACATGCTGCTGCGACCGAGGAACGCCGGGATTGCCGTCTACAAGGGCGAGGAGGTCGGCCGGGGGAAGTGGGAGCCGATTGTCGACGAGGCGAAGTACAGGGCCGTCGTGGCGATCCTGAAGGACCCGGGGCGCCGGACGACGCCGGGCGCCTCACCGAAGTGGCTGGGCTCGCTGCTGTACCGGTGCGGCCGCGGCGACTGCACCGAGTACGTGTTCGTCACCCAGTCCGGCGGCCGCAGGTTCCCGTCGTACCGGTGCCAGACCGGGCACGGCGGCGGCCGTCGCGCCGAGGTCGTCGACCAGTACGTCGAGGACACGATCGTGGAGCGGCTGTCCCGGCCGGACGCCCACGAGCTGCTGGAGCCCGCCCCGGAGGGCGTGAACGTGGCCGCGCTCCAGGCGGAGGGCGAGCAGATTCGGATGCGGCTGCGGAACCTGGCGGGCAAGTACGGCGCCGGGGAGATCGACGACATGCAGTTCGCTGTGGCCTCGGACACGGCCCGCGGCCAGCTGGAGGGCGTCACCAAGCAGCTAGCGCGCGCCGCGACCGCTGACCCGCTGGCTGGCCTGGTCGGGGCGCCGGACGTGCGGGCGGCGTGGAAGGCGCTGGAGCTGGACCGGCAGCGGGCGGTACTGCGGGCCCTAGTGGAGGTGACGCTGAAGACGCCGCGGCCGGGGCGGATGCCGGACGGCGGGTACTTCGACTACGACGCCGTCGTGTTCGAGTGGAAGCGAGGTCACTCCGCTTGATCATCACGTGGCCTGGGCTGCTGCTCCATCTCTGCGTCAGTGAAAGACCGGTCCACCCCCGGGATCGCGCCGCTTTGCGCCAGCCTCTCCGGACGCTCTTGAACGGGGCTTAGAACCCCCTCTCTACGCGCCTGCCCGACCCACTTCGCTGCTGTGGAATGGGCAACCTGAAAGAGTTCGGCAACCTCTCTCGTCGGGGGCCTGCCCTCCTCGGCCGCTTCACGATAGATGCGCGCGACTTCACGCAGGTGCGAGATGGTGATCTTGAAGCGCTTGCGCGGCTTGACGTCTGCAGCAGCCGGCTCGTCCTGAGTCTGCATGTCCAGCGCCTGCATGCCGGGCATCTGCCCGCGGACATCTTCCCTGGCCAGCCAGCGAACGATCGCTTCGAGGGCGTACCGCTTCCAGCAGTCCATCGGCCACGCCTTCAGGGCGTAGGGCAGCACTTCCTGGAGGTCTGAACTCGCACCAAGCAGCATCGTTACCTCGACGCCACCTTCCTTCTCCCAGTCGACGCCGCTGTCCCTGGTTTTGAAGCTGACGATCAGCCCTCTTGGGTCATCAGGCGTGGAGCCAAGCTCAGGCATCTCGATTCCCATCGAGAAATGCTCCGGCGCAAGCACGTAGCCAACACGCATGAGCGTCATATTGGCCAGTTGCAGCCTCACGGAGCCGAGGTCCGACTCATCCAGCGGCTTGGGCCAGACGGAAATGATCCAGTCCTTGGGGGGTTCAGTGGTTGCCACGCCCCCACCATGCCGGAACGGCAAGGGATTGGCAAGCCTCACCTTGCCCGAAGTTTGCCATCCATGACGGCCAGCCGCATCGAGCGACATCGAACGACATCGATCGACGCCGAGCCGCTTACCGGATCCTTGCCATTCAATCTTGCCGCCCATCCTGTCGGCGGCAAGCGCCAACAACACACAAGACGGCACAGCCGCCAGCCTCGAACTAGGGCAACGAGCCTGCAACAACACGGCAGGGTTGACCCCTCGGACTGAACGATGCCACCACCAATCTCCGCTTAGAGAAAGATCGAGGCACCTCGATAGAACTGGAGGGAACTGGCAGGAACTGAAGGGAACTGGAGGGAACTGAAGGGAACTCCTAGGAACTGGCAAGCCCCTTCCTTGTGGTTGAGGCAAGGGTGTGGCAAGGTGTCTGTTGTGACAGACACACAGGTTCTGCGTCTGGCAGAGGTACGCGCTGCTACGGCCAGCGGCGAAGCAACCCGCCTTCGGGTGGAGGCCCAGTTGTCCATCGGTGAAGTGGCGCGTGCGTGTGGCGTTGACCAGTCCACCGTCTGGCGCTGGGAGAACGGCGAACGCCGGCCTCGCGGCAACGCGGCGCTCCTCTACGGACAGCTCATCGAAACGCTTCGGCAGCGGGCGACGACTTCGTCAACCCGAGCGGACTCGGCCTAGCCGACCGACTGCCGCAAGAAGGCACCGCTCACGGCTGGTACCCGAGAGCGTTCGCCGAAACGACGAAGAGGGCGGCTGGTACCCGCCCTCTCCTGTCGAGCAATCCGCACTCCCTGCAAAGAAGAGATCCGGAGCAGCTCTATGTCCCACCTTCCCACGACCTCAACGGCGAGGTCGACCCTGCCCGAGCAGTGCATCGTCGCCAGCCTCACCGCCGAGGTGATGCTCGACCTCGACGACGGACAGCCCAACCTCCTCGCCAGCACGCTCGGCAATCAGACTGATCTTCAGGTGATCAGCCCGCGCGCCCTGCTGCAGATGGTGAACCGGCAGCGCGCCCAGCTCGACCAGATCGAGGCCCTCGCCCAGGAGTACGCCGAGAAGGTGCTCACCCCGGCGTTCCTCGACGAGTACGGCATCGAGCTGGAAGAGCTCGACCCCGCCAGCCTCTTCCAGTCCAACCCCAGGCTGGCCGCCGGCTTCCACGCCTTCTGCGCCCGTCACGTCGACGGCCGCACCCTCGTCGTCGTCCCCACCGGCCAGAAGCCCATCGCACGGCTCGCCGCCATCCGCGACCTCGTCGAGCACATGCAGGAGGCGCAGGCGTGACCGTCCTGACGAACGCTGTGGCGGCCGGAATCCCCGGCCGCCTGGCCCCCTACCGGTACGCGACCCTCCCCGCGGCCGTCGACGTCTACCTCAAGGCGACCGCCGGCTACGAGGCCCGCTTCGACAACCTGTCCGGGCACTCCCTGCGCCGCCTGGAGATCCAGACCGGCAACACCGACGAACCGCGCGACCTCGTCGAGGAACTCCACGCCGTCCTCCACGGCCCGTGGAAATGGGCCATCGACCGGTTCGACGACACCGTCACCCCGGCCGACTTCGAAGCCGTCGCCCACCTGCCGTGGGACCACCCGCACACCATCGCCTACCGCAAGGCGTCCAGCGCCATGGACACCTGGCACGCATGCAAGACGCGGCTCTACGAGGCGTGGATGGACTGGTCCCTCGACCTCACCGGCACTGTCGAGATCCCGGACCCGCCCGGCCCCGACCCCGTCGAGGTCGAAGACGGCCACCGCGTCCCGGACTGCACCGGGCACTGCGCCGAAGACGAGACGTGCTCGGCCGAACTCGCCGACCTCGGCAACGACACCGACGGCCACCTGGTCGCCGAGATCTACGCCGAACCCGGCAAGCCCGTCCAGGCCGTCGTCTTCACCTTCGACCTGCGCAACGACACCACCCTGCTCCGCACCGACGACCCGGCCAAGCTCCGCGCCCAGGCCGACCGCCTCCACGAGTTCGCCAGCCGTATCAGTTACGGCGCCTACATCCTCGACCAGCTCAAGAAGCGGGAGGCGAAGTGAGCGACCGCCCCGTCCGCTTCGAGGACCCCGCCCGCAACGCCGCGTACTGGGAGCGCATTCAGCGCTGCGTCGACCAGGCCCCGCCGCTCAGTAACGAGCAGCGCGCCGTGATTCGCACAGCGTTCAGCGCGCCCCGAGCCCGGGAGGCGGCATGAAGAACCGTCCCGCCTGCGACCTCCCGATCCAGCCGCACGGCCTGCAGCGGGCCCGGCTGTACCCGTGCGGCTGGCGCCGCGACAAGCACACCCCGAACGCCCTCCGCGGGCTCCCCGAGATCCCGGCCGGCCCCGGCTGGCCCATCCACCGCAAGGAGGCGTCGTGAGCGAGCGGAGCCTTGGCCAGTGGCCCGTCGACCAACCCGTCGACCTGGTGCCGGACGACCTGTACCTGCAGCGCGCAGCCGAACGCGGACGGCACGAAGTCGTCCTCGGCTCGATCCGCGCCCACCTCGAAGAGCAGCCCAGCCCGATCGCCGTTCTGTCCGCCGTCCGCCGGTGGATCAACGACGTGATCGCCCTTGGCGACGAGGTCGCCAAGGGCAAGCGAAAGCCCTCGTAGCCCGCCGGCGGGCACCGACCTCCCCCTCCGGTGCCCGCCCGCACCACGAACCACAAGATCCAGCTCGCAGAAATGAGCCCGTTCGTGTCTGACTCCATCGCCTACAACCGGCTCGCTGACCTCCTCAGCAGCCGTGGCGAACCCGCGCGCTACCAGGGCGGCGTGCTCCGAACCCGCGGCATCTGCCACGACGGTGACGCCCCCGACACCGTCGCCATCAAACGCATCACCGACGGCGTCGCCATCCACTGCCACAAGTGCCTCGGCAACGAGGACTTCCTCGCCGAGATCGGCTGGACCCTCGCCGACCTCTTCGACAAGCCCCTCGAGCAGCCCCGCGACCGGCCCGCCGACGACACCTGGATCCCGTGCCAGGACCGCGGCAAGGACAAGGGCGGCCCCGGCCACAAGCGCGTCGCCCAGTACGTCTACCGCGACGCCAACGGCCGCACCGTCCACGGCGTCACCCGCTGCGACCACAAGGACTTCGCGCAGTGGCGGCCAGACCCGACCACCAGGTCCGGGCGCCGCTGGTCCCTCAACGACAAGCACGGCAACCGGCTCGTGCCCCTGGTGCCCTACCGGCTGCCCGAGCTGCTCGCCGCGAAGGAAGCCGACCGCGTGATCTGGATCGCCGAGGGCGAGAAGGACGTCCACGCGCTCGTCGACCACGGCCTGGCCGCCACCTGCAACGCGGGCGGCGCCGGGAAGTGGACCGCCGAACACGCCCAGTACCTCGAAGGCGCCGACGTCACCATCGTCGCCGACCGCGACGACAAGGGTCGCGAACACGCACTCGCCGTCGTCGAGACGCTGCGCGGCCTGGCCAACTCCGTGTACGTCGTCCAGGCCCGCACCGGCAAGGACGCCGCCGACCACTTCGCCGCCGGTCACACCGACTCCGAGTTCAACCAGGTGTGGGCGCCCGTCCCCTGCCCGGGTGATCCGGCGGTGGCCGCGTGAGCGACGAGCCGAACTGGCAGCCCAATGTGGACGCCGAGGAGGACACGGCCAGGCGCCTGGTCCTGACCCCGGCGTCCTCGATCCGCCTTCGCCGGGTCCGGTGGCTGTGGGACACGACCCCTGCGGACGCCCCACCGACCTCGCACGGCCGGATCCCGTTGAACTCCCTGGCGATCGCCGCGGGCGGACCGGGCTTGGGCAAGTCCCAGTTCGCCGTGTGGCTGACTGCGCGGATCACGACGGGCACCCTGCCTGGCGAGCTGTGGGGCAAGCCCCGCGGCGTCATCTACGCGGCCACCGAGGACTCCTGGTCGTACACCATCGCGCCCCGGCTCGTCGCGGCCGGCGCCAATATGGATCTCGTCTTCCGCGTCGACGTGAAGGACGACGAGGAACTGCATGCCCGGCTCACCCTGCCCAAGGACATCTCCCTGATGGGCAAGGCGGCCGAGGCGTACAGCGTCGGCCTGCTCGTCGCCGACCCGCTGCTGTCGATGATCGACGCCAGCATCAACGACTACCGGGCCGCCGAAGTACGGGCCGCGCTGGAGCCGTTGGTGGCCGCCGCCGACAACCACGGCTTCACCATCCTCGGCCTGGCCCACTTCACCAAGGCAGGCGGCACCGATCCGCTCAGCCGCATTGCGGGGTCTGGGGCGTTCGGCCAGCTGATCCGCAGCCTGATCGCCTTCGCCAAACAGGAGAGCGACGAGGGAGACGAGGAGTTCGTCATGAGCCTGGAGAAGAACAACCTGGGGCGCGTCGGTCTGCCATCGCACAGCTACGAGATCCAGCCCGTCACGGTCGAGACCACCGAGGGCCCCACCTACGTGTCCCGGTTCGTCCTGGGCCCGGAGTCGACGACGTCGGTGCGGGACGTGATGCGCGCCGAGACGAACGGCGACACGGCCGGGTCGAGCGGTGAAGTCGTCGAGTGGCTGCAGGGCTGGCTCACGGACCTCGGCGGATCGGACGAGGCGCGCGAGATCAAGAAGGCGGCCAAGAAGGAGGGCTTCAGCGACTCCGCTGTCGACCGGGCCAAGAAGAAGCTCAGCATCCGTTCCAAGCAGCAGGGGTTCGGCCGGGATCGCACGTCGCACTGGTACCTGCCGGAGGCGTGGGAGCGGGACGTTCAAGCGGACCTCGCCCGTACAGCCTGACGTACATGACGGCCTTGACGGGATTGGGCCTGACCTGCGGTTCCTCCACAGGGTGGGGCTGACGAGATTGACGAGATTGGTGACGAGATTGAGGCGGGCATCTTCACCAATCTCGTCACCCCGGATCGCATTCTCGTCACCAATCTCGTCACCGAAAACCAGCAGGTCAGCCCCAATCTCATCAATCTCATCAATCAAATTTGTGTGTAAGGGAGACCGACGATCATGAACGAGCATCAGCCCGGGTCCTGCTTCTGCCGGGAATGCCGACTCAGGGCCCGACTCGCCGCGCCTACCCTGTACGGCTTCCTCGGCAAGCAGCCCGGCGAGCCCGAAGTGCTGCGCCAGGTCTTCGCCTGGTGCACCTGGTGCGCCACCTGGCACCGGCATGGCGACCAGACCAACCAGCCCGGCGACATCCTCCACCGCTACCCGCACTGCACCACCGACAGCCCGTACACCCAGACCGGCTACCTGATCGCCGTCACGAACATCCCGCTCCGCGAGGTGTACGGGCGCATGCGGCGGGCCAGCAGCGCGCAGCTCATGGCGATCGGCGATGGCCGCATCACCCCCGCCATCGAACGGCTCAGGGCGCAGGTGCTTCCGGTCTTGCGCCCCCAGTACCACGGCGGCCGGACGTGAACGTCGACGACATCGTGGCGGAGAAGATCGCCGCCGCCCGCCGCCGGATCGAAGCCGCCAAGGCCCGACGGGCCGCCCTCAACGCCGCCCGACAACGCGGCCTCGCCCACCGGTACGCCGCCAAGCTCCGCAACCAAGCCAACCGTGGCGATACGCCCACAACCGTTGCCCAGACGGCAACGGACGACATCACCGAGGAGAACCAGTGACCACAGTCCCATCGCCCAACTCCAGCCAGGTCGAAGCCGACGGCACCACTTACGAGACTGCCGAACAGTGCATAGCCCTCTTCGACAAGGACGGCAGCGCGTTCATGACCTTCCTCAGCCGCGGTGAAGAGGTCAGGTCCATCGCCGTGCCGCGACCCGCAGCAGAAGACCTCGGCGCCGCGCTGACGCAAGGGACGGCGACGGCCCTCAACAGGCTCGACACTCAGCCCGCCACATCGTTCGAGGACATCGTGGAGGCCGACGCCGGCCTGTCGCCCATGTATCGAGCGGTGGTCCAGGTCGAGCAGCAAGAGCCGGACCAGCTCCCCATCGTCATCGGCATGAAGGCGTGGGCGCTTCTCGATCCGGAGCAGCAGCGGGAGAGCTTCAAGGATCTCCTGCACGCCTACGTAGACGTCGTCCAGCACCAGCGCGACGGCCGCCCCATCCGCTGACCCGACGACAGCGGCCGGGCCCGCGGATATCGGGCCCGGCCTCCCGCCCAGCATCCCGCAGTTGTGGCGATATCGACACGACTGCCTACCTGAAGGAGTTCGCCATGGCAGGCGAGACCGTGATTACCGTCGTCGGCAACCTGGTCGACGACCCCGAGCTGCGCTTCACCCCCGGCGGCGCGGCCGTCGCCAAGTTCCGTATCGCGTCCACCCCGCGCACCTTCGACCGCGAGACGAACCAGTGGAAGGACGGCGACGCCCTGTTCCTCACCTGCTCGGTATGGAGGCAGGCCGCCGAGCACGTCGCCGAATCCCTCCAGCGCGGCCACCGCGTCATCGTCCAGGGCCGCCTGAAGCAGCGCAGCTACGAGGACCGCGAGGGCGTCAAGCGCACCGTGTACGAGCTCGACGTTGACGAAGTCGGCCCGTCCCTCACCTTCGCCACCACCAAGGTCACCAAGGCCAGCGGCGGCGGCAGTCGTGGCGATACCGCAACGACTGACCCGTGGGCCGGCGCCAAGCCCGCGGGCGGCCAGCAGCAGGGCAGCGGCTGGGGTAACCAGCAGCCCGCCAACCAGGGCGCGCCCGCCACCGATGAGCCCCCGTTCTGATCCAGGAGACCCCCGTGACCTCGAACGAGATCCTGATGCTGGCCGTCGGCCTGTTCACCGGCGCCCAGCTCACCAACCTGATGCACGCCGTCTGGGCGAGCCGGGACGCCCGCCGGGACGCCGGCGCGGCCCAGGCCGCGTTGAAGCGGGCGGCCGGCGACCGGTACCTGAGCAGCTTCCGCCTGTACCTCCTGGGCGTGTCGGCCGTCCCGGCGCCGGGCGACCCGCACCCGGCCGAGCTGCTGGAGGCGTCCGTGCGGGACTTCGAGCTGAAGCTGTGGGACGCCGCCGACCGCGTCGAGGACGCCGCCCGCCGGGATGGTCTGCTGTGACCGAGTGCGAGGTGTGCGGGGAGGCGACGGGCGGTCGGTACCTGTGCGGCCGCCACACTGAGCAGCTCGCCGCCCGCCTGGCCGACCTGCCCACCCTTTACGACGAGGTCGGCCAGTGCCTGGTGCCCCGCCGTTCCGGGCCCGCCGAGTTCGTCACGGCGGCCGCCGCCGGCCCGCGGTCGCCGCTCGACGAGGACGTCCTCGACACGGTGAACACCGCGCGGGCCGCCGAGGTCGTCCACCTGTGGCGAGTGGACGTGCAGCGCGAACGCTGGCCGCACCACGGGGCGCCCGCCCCGGATGGCCTCGCCGCGGACTGCCGGTGGCTCGCGATGGAGCTGGACTGGATCGTCCAGCGCTACCCGGCGGCCGGGGATCTGGCGCGGGAGGTGCGGGAGCTGGAGCTGGCCGCGCGGTCGATCGTCGGCGACCCGGCGCCCCGCCCGCAGCGGCTGGGGACGTGCGTGGCGGTCGACGGCGAGGGCGTGGTGTGCGGGGCCGTGATCTCCCGGCTGCCCGGGCAGTCCCGGGTGGCGTGCCGGTGGTGCGGATACCGGTACGAGTCGGAGCAGGACTGGCTGACCCTGCTCCACTTCCAGCCCAAGGCGGCGGCGTGAAGACCTTGAATCCAACCCCGGGTTGGATTACCGTAGTGGCGATGGAACCGATGCCCTGGCGGGATCGGGTTCGAGGCGAGGACGCGCTGTTGCAGCAGCTCAACGGACTCGTCACCGACGCCGCCAACCGTCGCGCCGAGGCGCTACTCGAAGGAGTAGCCGACCTCGGCACCGTCGCCGACGTCGCCCGCGAACTCGGCCTCAGCTGGAACGCCGTCGACAAGGCGATCAAGAAGTACGAACGCCGGAAGACCGACGACACCACAACCACATAGACGAGAGGCCGGGCAGCAGCTCGGGGGTTGCAGCCCCCGGCGCGCGCACCGCCCGACCTCTCCAGCCCACGAACGAGACAGGACCTCGTCATGGACCACCAGAACCTTAGCGCGCTCGAAACCGCGCAGATCAACGTGCGTGAGCCCCTCTACGGGGCCGCCGCCGTCGCCGTGCGCGACCAGCTGCGGCAGCTCCCCGCGCTGAGCACGGCCATCCGCGTCGCCCAGCGCATGCTCGACGAGTACGGCACCGTCGACGCCGACCTCCTCGCCTACGCCCACGCCCACGGCGCCCTCACCGAAGCCCTCCGCCTCCTCCTCCGCGCCCTCGACGCCGAGACGGAGACCGGCCGATGAGCGCCAAGCCGCCCGTGTTCGGGCCCACCGACACCATCCCGGCCGACGAGAACGCCACCCCGCTCGCCGTCGTCGCCCTGGCCGTCACCGTCACCCGCGAGCAGCTGCGCACCGCCCTCGCCGCCGGACACGCCGAAATGGCCGGACAGCCCCCGCTCGCCGACATCGACGCCCTCGACATCCGCCGCGAGATCGAGGGCCACCTCGCCGCCGGCGCCGTCGTCGCCGTCGACGACGAGACACCCACCGTCACCGAACGGCTCACCCCCGAATACACCGCCCAGCTCGACGCCGCCATCGATCGCGCCTACACCCGGCCCGCCCCAGCCCCGCGTCTCCCGCAGGACCCGCAGTACAGCCAGGGCACCGTCACCCTCCAGACCCTCGACCAGGGCGAAGTCACCGTGCCCGAACCCGCCTGGTGCGTCGGCCACGACAACGAGATCGTCGGCCACATCGCCGACCTCACCCACAACGGGCCCGCCGCCACCGCAGGCGCCGTCACCGCCCGCTACGGGCGCATCCCCGTCCTCGACGACGTCCACATCACCCAGGCCCCGCACGCCGTGCAGCAGCGCGAGCCTGCACCGCTCCTCGCCATCCGCCTCGAGGTCGACGTCAACGTCGTCCCCGAGGACGCCCGGCACATCACCCAGGCCCTCCGTATCAGCATCGCCCGCATCGAGCGGGCCATCGCCGACACCGCCCACCTGCGAGGTGAGAAGCGATGAGGAAGCTCACCAAGGGGCAGATCGCCGTCCTTGCGGTCGCCGCGGTCCTCATGGCCGGTGTCGGCGGCTTCGGCGCCTGGGGGACGTACACCAACGCGGTCACCGAGTTCCACCGCGAGGCCACCGCCGCCGGTGTCGTCGCCGCCGGGGAAGGTCTGACGCTGATCCTGGGCCTGGTCATGCTGCTGCGGACGATGCTCGGGCAGTCCTCGCCCGCGGTCGTCCGGCTCGGCATGTGGCTGGCCCCGGTCTCGGCCGCCTGCGTCGGCGTCACGATCGCCGGGACCGCCCGGGAGGCCGCCGTGTACGCGGTCACCCCGCTGGCGATGAGTGGCGCCGCCGAGGGCCTGTCCTTCGTCGCCCGATCGGTGGTCGTCTTCACCACCGGCGTGGACGCCGAGACGATGCGCCGTAACGCCGACGTGGCCCGCCAGCTCGCGTTCCACCGTGCCGTCGCCGAGGGCCACCCGGGCAAGGCGCAGCGCAAGCTCGCCCGGCGCCGGTATTGGAGGCTCGCCCGGTACGTCGGCCACGGCGACGCCGAGCTGGGCGCCGGCCTCGTCGACGTCCAGCGCCACCGCGTCCGCGACGGCGCTGATGCGGCCCTCGCGTCCATGTACGGCGCACCCATGGCGACCGCCGTGGAGGCACCCGCGAAGCCCCGGCCGGTGTCCGCGACCGAGGCCCTTCGCGCGACCTTCGCCGACATGGACCCCGCTGATGCGATCCGCCTCGCCCATGATGCGCGTCCTGATGCCCCCCCGGCTGAACTCGCCCACCTCCTCGGCACCTACGGCCTCGCCGTCGACACCGTCGCCGTCGCCCTGGTCCTCGGACGCAAGCCCGCCGAGTACGAGGTCGAACGCGATGATGCGGATGATGCGCAGCAGGTCAACGCCCTGCCGCGCGGCGCCAAGACCGCCGCCATCCGGGAGGCCGCATCATCCCTCGGCGATGATGCGCGCGCCTCCGACATCGTCCGCGAGGTCGCCGACCGGCACCGCATCGACGTCGACGAGAACTACGTGCGCACCGTCCTCTCGCGCAAGCCGAAGGCCAAGCGCGACCCCGGGAACGGAGGCTACGCGTGATGATGCGCATCATCTTCGGGATCCTCCTGGGCCTCCTCGTCGCCTGCCCGACGCTCGCCGCGATCCTCCTCGCCATCCTCGGCAGCATCGCCGTCGCGGTCGCCACCTACCCGCCGCTGATCGCCGTCGCAGCCGGCATCTGGGCCTGGCCCCGCATCACCGCCCGCGTCCGGGGGTGGGTGGCGTGAGCGACGCCCTGGAGAAGGCGGAGGCAGCCGCCCGCGAGGCGGCGACTGACACCGCCGCCGTGCAGTTGGCGTTCGCCGCCATGGAGCTGGCCAAGGCCGCGCAGCAGCAGGCGCAGGCTGCCCCGCAGCACCACCAGTGCGAGCACCAGCACAAGCCGCGCCGGTCGGCCGGCGAGTGGCTCGGCATCGCCTGCGCCGTGTGCGTCGGGGGCGTCGGCATCGCCTTCGCCTCCCTCGCCCTGGCCATCCTCGGCGGCACCGCCGCCATCGTCGTCCTGGTCCTCCGCTCCATGTGGACCGAGGCCCGGAAGCGCCGCTGACGGCTGCCCGATCCGCCCGAGTGTGACGGGCGGTGAGGGGAGCCGGACAGCCCGGCCCGCCTACCCGAGAGGTCAGCATGACCGAGACTTTCGAGACCATCCGCTTCACCGCCGATGTCGTCGTCACCACGACCGATGGGTACGTCCTGCTGATCGAGCGGGGATGGGACCCGCACAAGGGCCAGTGGGCGCTGCCCGGCGGCCACGTCGACCCCGGCGAGACCAGCCGGAACGCCGCCGCCCGCGAACTCGCCGAAGAGACGGGCGTCTACGCCATGCCGGAGGAGCTGGTCCAGGTCGGCGCTTTCGACCAGCCCGACCGCGACCCTCGTGGCCGGTACGTCACCGTCGCCTACCGCTTCACCGTCATCCCCGGCCTACCCACCGAGGCCGGTGACGACGCGGTCAACGTCCAGTGGTGGCCCCTCGCCACCCTGCCGCGGCTGGCCTTCGACCACGCCGACATCATCGCCGCCGCCCTCACCCGCACGGAGGGCTGACCATGGCCGTCCCCGACCTCAACTCCAGCGACTACACCGCCGGTGAGAAGGCCCGCCTCACCCTGCTGATCGCCCGCATGGCCAAGCGCGGCATCGCCGACGACGGCACCGGCAACGTCGACCAGTCCGACCTCCAGCGCAAGTTCGACCGCATCCAGAACCAGGCCCGCAAGCGCAAGCAGCAGGGCCGCAAGAAGTAGCTGCGCCCCGGGGACGGCGTCCTACCGCCAAGCAGCCCGCCGCCCCCGGGTCCTCCGTACCCCAGCAAGAGGCAGGAAGCCCCCAGCATGACCGTTCACCTGATCAAGCCGCCACAGGACGCGCAGGACGCACCCGCGTCCGAGGCGTCCTCCACCCGTCCCGAACGGCGCCGCGCACGGTACCGGCGCATCGCCAAGGCCGCCCTCGCCGACGAGCGCGTGCGCACCGCAGGACGCCTCGCCGTCCGGCACAGCTCCTACATGATCGGCGGCACGAAGATCGCCGCCCGCCGTATCTGGGACGGCCGCACCGCCTCCCGGTACGAGCGGATGATCCGCGCCGCCGAAGCCGCCGGCCTCATGGACGAGGTCAAGGAGTGGGAGCAGCGCGCCGCCGCCTACCGGGCCGCCCGGCACACCCGCCGCATGCAGATGCTGCAGGCCGCCGTGCAGCTCCCCAAGGCCCTCAGCTACGCCCTCGTCGGCGGATTCGGCGTCCTCCTGCTCCTCGGGATCCTCCTCGCCTGGGCCACCGGCGACGTCCACTCCGTCGACGACCCCGCCAAAGTCGTCGTCGAACTCGTGCGCTGGGTCGCCCTCATCGGCGGCATCGTCTGGGGTCCGTTCCTCCTCGCCGCGCCCTGGATCGGCCTCGCCGCGGTCTGGGCCATCGGCCAGCAGCGCCACACCGCACCCCAGTGGGCCCTGCCCGTCCAGGCCCGCGACCTCGGCGCCGCCATCACCCCGTCCATCGTCGTCGTCGCCTTCCGCGACCTGGGCATTTCCCCGCTCCGCAAGGCCATCGACGCCATGGCAGACGGCGCCGCCGCCCTCCTCTCCCCGATCAACATCGCCGGATGCGGCGTCGAGGTCGACGTCCACCTTCCCTCCGGCGTCTCCACCGAGGAGATCCAGGCCAAGCGCCGCAAGCTCGCCGAGAACCTCAACCGGCACGAACACGAGGTGTTCATCACCATCCCGCCGTCCCCGCGCACCGTCCGCCTGTGGATCGCCGACTCCGGCGCCCTCGACGAGCCCATCGGCCCCTCGCCGCTGGTCCTCGAAGACGAGACCCGCGCCAACTACAAGACCGGCCGCGCCCCGTGGGGCCAGTCCCTGCGCGGCGACGCCGTGTCCCTCAGCGTCTACCAGCGGCATCTCCTCATGACCGGCCTGTCCAACCAGGGCAAGACCGCCTCCCTGCGGGCCGTGGCCCTCTGGCTCGCCTTCGACCCCGCCGTCGAGTTCTGGATCGGCGACCTCAAGGGCGTCGGCGACTGGGGCATGTTCGACGGCATCGCCAAGGTCCTCATCCAAGGCCCCACCGACGAACACGCCTGCGCCGTCACCGAGATGCTCGAAGCGGCCGTCAAGGAGATGGAACGCCGCCTCCAAGAGCCCGGCGTCGACCATCCGCCGCTGGTCGTCATCGTCGACGAAGCGCAGGTCGCGTTCATGAACCCGCTGAAGAGCCCCGACGGCCGTCACTACGGCGGCAAGAAGGCCACCAGCCGCTACTTCATGGCCTGCCGGCGCCTCCACAACCAGGGCCGGGCCGTGTCCGTCACCCTGTGGCAGGGCACCCAGGACCCCACCGACGAGAACCTGCCCAAGCTGGTCCGCGAAGGCGCCCACATCCGCGGCTCCCTCGTCGTCGGCACCGAGTCCCAGGCCAAGATGGCGCTCGGCGACAAGGCCGTCGACGCCGGCGCCGCCCCGCACCTGCTCCGCCAGGGCCTCGACAAGGGCACCCTCGTCGTCGCAGGCGACGGCATCGACATCCCCGCAGGCGAGCCGTCCATCACCGTCCGCACCCACTTCATCGACACCGACCCCGCCAAGGAGATCGCCGAACGCGCCAAGGCCCTGCGGGACGGCGTCGCCACCGTCCACCAGCTGGAGATCGTGAAGCCCGTCGACCACCTCGCCGACCTCGCCGCGGTCGTGGGAACCGAGAAGCGCGTCAAGACCACCGAAGTCGTCCACCGCCTCAAGGCCCTCAACCACGCCGTCTACGAGAGCTGGCACGGCGGCACCGTCCGCGACCTCCTCGCCGACCACGGACAGGACACCGGGACCTACGACGGCTACCCCGTCGTGAAGCTGGAGAGCGTCCAGCGAGCCCTCGAAGCGCGCGCAGAGGAGATCGCGGAGGCTCAGTGAGCCGTCAGTGATCCAGTGACAATCCACTGCCGCGATCACTGGACCGGGTCACTGGCACTGATCAGGGGAAACGCTGATCCAGTGAGTCAGTGAGGCCGTTTGTGAAGGACAGCATGTCCCCCGCAAACGGCCTCCCTCACACCCCCACACGATCACTCACTGCGGGCATCATGGGGTCATGGACAGCCCGTACATCCCGCCCGGCTACTACGGCACCCGTGACGTCGCCCGCGCCCTGCAGACCAGCCCCGGCGCCGTCCGCAACCTCGTCTACCGCGGCCGACTCAAGCGCGCCGGCGGCACCGAACGACAGCCCTGGTTCCGAGCCGAAGACGTCGCCGCACTCCTCGCCGAACGCCGGGCACGCAGCGCTGCTTGACCGCTGGTCAGAGACTGTGTGACGATCCGGGTGTACAACTGTGCCCTCAACCGGCACCCACAGACAGCCCTCGGCCGCAGAGCCGAGAGGCACAGAGGTCCGACGCCACAGCCGCGACCGGCATCGGCCAAGACCAAGCCCCGGTACTCAAACGCTGTCGCGGAGCGGCCGGGGCCCTTCAGACACACGACGAAGCCCCGACCGCATGGGTTCCCGGTCGGGGCTTCGTCGTGTCACAGCACCATCACCACGCCTTCACGGCGCCTCCACATGGTCGATGATGGCCCCGCCAGCACCAGCCATCCCTGGGGGGACCATGCACGCCCGCACCACGACCGCCGCCGCCCTCGCCGCCCTCGCCCTTACGCTCACCGCGTGCAGCAGCAGCGACGACAGCGACCAGGCGGCCGCGCCGAGCAGCCCGGCCTCTGTGGCCGCCAGCGCTGCGCCCGCCGCCGACCCCGGGCACTACGAGACCGCGCAGGACATCGCCGACGCGCTCAAGTCGGCCGGCCTCACCGTCTCGCAGCCGCAGGAGCAGAAGGACGCCTCGTACATCACCGAGGTCGGCGGCACGCCGTACAGCCTCACGATCACCGACGGGGACGGCCCAGCGTCCGGCGAGGCCGGCATCAACCTCTTCCCCAACCCCGAGGCGCTGAAGGGGTGGATCCCGCTGTCGAAGCAGTTCGGCGGCATCGCGGTCACCGCCGACGCGTGGGCGGTCAGCCTGCCCACCCGCGACGAGGCCGCCCGCGCCGACAGCGAGCGCCTGGCCCCGAAGGTCGCCAAGGCGCTGGACGGCACCGTGCAGCAGTAGACGCCACAGACTCACGACGAAGCCCCGGCCGCCGCTCACGGCCCGGGGCTTCGTCGTGTCACAGCGCAGGGCCTGGAGCCACGCCGGACGCATGGGCCGGTAGGCGGGTGTCAGCGAGCCAGGGAGCGGGAGCTTGGTACCCCGCATGAACGGAGGACGGCCGTGGCCACCGACCGGTCCGAGCTCGTCTCCTACGAGTTCCGCAAGCTGCGCGCCCGGGTCCTCGCCGAGTCCGACGTCTGCATCGTCTGCGGCCACGGTCACGCCACCGCCGTCGACCACATCCAGCCCGTCAGCAAGGGCGGCGCCCGCAAGGACCCCGACAACCTCGCACCCATCCACGGCAACCGCGGCTGCCCCGTCTGCCTCCGCAAGTGCAACAACGAGAAGGGCGACCGGCCCCTGGCCGCCGTCGTCCAGCTCCACACCAGCGTCGACTGGTTCGCCGGACCGTAGGAGAGACTCAGCCCATGAGCAGCAGCCACGAAGTGACCTGGGAACGCCAGACCATCGACGTCACCAGCGACGAGCCCTGGAAGCGCATCGAGCCGACCGGGACGACGGAACTCACCTGCACCTGTGGCTGGGGCAAGCTCGTCCCCGACGCCGACGTACAGCAGGCCAGCGCCGACCACCGCGCGCACCCCATCGACTGACCGCGCCGTGCGCCAGCTGCTGCGCCGCATCGCCCGCCGCTGTGACACCCACGACCGCTACTCCTACGCCGTGACCGCCCGCCTGGAGCGCGCTGGGCATGGAGCCGTGCCCGCCGCCGGCCAGCCTGGTGGACACGTTCAGTGACCCCCGGCTGATCGACTGCGGGCACGGCTGGTGCCGGAGCCGCCAGCCGTAGGACCGGCCGGCCAGCGTGACGCACGAGGCGCCGCCTGCCGCGCCGACGACAGGGCACGCTCCCCTCCGACCGTGCGCGAGCACACACAGTGCCGAGCATCGATGCAGGTCAGAGCAGTGATCGGCTCGGCTCGGCGGCGGCCGGTCGTCCGTTCTTTGGACAGGGGCCGATCCCTACCCCGCGCCCCCCTGCCATTTTTCTCCCCCCGGCGTGATCACGGCCGGACGATCATGGAAGGGGGCGCCGTGGCGAGGCAGCCGAAGCGCCAGGCCGGCCCGGTCGAGACCACCGTGCGTGACGACGTCGAGCAGCTCGGGGACCTGGTCGGGGTCGAGCCGTCCCTGTCCGAGATGGCCTACGCCCTGGCCCGGGAGATCGACGCCGGCGGCGGGGAGGACGGCAAGCAGCTCCCCTCGTTGAACCGCGAGCTCCGGCAGACGCTCGCCCAGCTGTTGGAGGGGCGGGCCGCTGACGATGACGACGACCTCGGAGACCTGGGCTCCCCCGACTGAGTTCGCGGAGGATCTGCGGGAGCGGTACGGGCTGGAGTGCCCGCCGCGCTGGGGGACGCCGCGGCACCCGGACCGTCCGTCGCTCGGGCCGAAGCTGTGGAAGGTCATGACCAAGCTCGGCGCACCGCCGATGCCGTGGCAGCGGTACGTTTCCGACGTCGCCCTGGAGATCGATCCGGACACGGGCCGGTTCGCGCACCGCGAGGTGGGCCTGTCGGTGTCCCGGCAGCAGGGCAAGACGGAGCTGTGTCTGGGTGCGCAGGTCCACCGCGGCCTGGCCTGGCCGCGGCAGAACATCGTGTACGCGGCGCAGACCCGGGGCATGGCGAGGCAGCGCTGGGAGGACGAGTTCTGGGAGAAGATCGCGGGCTCGGAGCTGGCGCGCATGGCGCGGATCCGCAAGTCGAACGGCAACGAGGCCATCCTGTGGGGCAAGACCCGCTCGAAGATGGGCATCACGGCGAACACGGAGAAGGCCGGCCACGGCCCGCCGCTCGATCTCGGGTTCATCGACGAGGCGTTCGCTCACGAAGACGACCGGCTCGAGCAGGCGTTCTCCCCGGCGATGCTGACGCGGGCGATGGCGCAGCTGTGGTGGGCGTCTGCGGGCGGCACGACCAAGAGCGTGTGGCTGAACAAGAAGCGGGAGAACGGGCGCGCGCTGATCGAGGCGCTGTGGGAGGCACTCGCCGAGGACGCGTTGGCGGCGCGGCCGCGCACGGCCTACTTCGAGTGGTACGCGCCGGAGGACATGCCGCGGGATGACCCGGCGACGTGGCGGGCGACGCTGCCCGCGCTCGGCTACACGGTGACCGAGGAGATCATCGCGGCCGAGCTGGAGAAGATGGACCCGGCCGAGTTCGACCGGGCCTACCTGAACCGCACGCGGAAGCCCACGCCACCGTCGGATCCGAACGTGCCCAAGGACAAGTGGCCGGGGCTGATCGACGCCGACAGCAAGCCGGTGGCGGACAGCGTAGCCCTGGCCATCGACGTGTCCCAGGACCGCGCCTCGTCGTCCATCGCTGCGGCCTCGCTGCGGTCGGACGGCACGGTGCACCTGGAGGTCGTGGCACGCCGGCCGGGAACCGACTGGGTGGTGCCCGCGGTGACGAAGCTGCACAAGCTGTGGCGTCCGGTCGCGGTCGCCATTGCCTCGTCGGGTGCGCCGGCCGGATCCCTGATCGACGACCTGGCGGCCGCCGGTATCGAGTCGCCGAAGGACAAGGCGAACCCTGTGCGCGGCGACTTGGCCGTGATGCGGGCGGGGGACATCACGGAGGCGTGCGGGCAGCTGGCTGACGCCATGAACCAGGGCAAGGTCCGGCACATCGACCAGGTGCCGCTCACGGCCGCCGTGAACGGGGCGCGGACGCGGCGCAACGGGGACGCCTGGCAACTGGACCGCACGGCGTCGCTGGTCGACATCAGCCCGCTGTGCGCGGTCACGTTCGCCCGTTGGGCGCTGCTCATCCGGGGGCCGCAGGTGATCGAGGACTATGACGCGCTCGATTCGGTGCTGTGAGGAGGGGAGCTGTAGTGAGTCCGACTCTCGGCCCTGATGGGGTGTGGTACCCGGGTGGTTCGCCGCCGTCGGTGGGCGGTTGGCGCAGAGTGGGGCGGGCGCTGGCGTCCGGCTTCCGGCGGCTGGGCGCGGTGTCGAAGCGGGCCATCACCTCGCTGCCGTGGATCTCGGGCGGTCCCCGGCCGGGCGTGGTGTCGTCGACGCAGGCGATTCGGCTGATCCCGCTGTTCGCGTGCGTGCGGATTCTCGCCGACTCGATCGCGTCGCTGCCGGTGCAGACGTACCGGAAGAACGGCGCGTCGCGGGAGCTGCTGACGTTCGTGCCGTCGCTGCTGTTCCAGCCTGCCGCGCGGGACAACCTGTTCGAGTGGCTGCACAAGGCGGTCGTCTCCCTCGCGCTGCGGGGCAACGCCTACGGGCTGATCACGCAGCGGGACGACTTCGGGTTCCCCACGATGATCGAGTGGCTCAACCCCGACGAGGTCTGGGTGGACGAGCTGCGCCCGACGCTGCCCGTCTTCTACTGGCAGGGGCAGGAGGTGCCGCGCGAGCAGATCGTCCACATCCCGTGGGTGGTGCTGCCCGGCTGCGTGACGGGGCTGTCGCCGGTGCAGGCATTCGCCCGCACGATCGGCGTCGGTCTCAGCGCGACGGAGTACGGGCTGTCCTGGTTCGACAACGGCGGCACCCCGCCGGCCACGATGAAGAACTCGGCGAAGGCGATCAACCCGGACGAGGCCGAGGAGATCAGCGACCGGCTGGCCGCCCGGGTCCGCGCCCGCAAGCCGCTGGTGTTCGGCTCGGACTGGGACTTCACCGCGCTGCAGGTGAACCCCGAAGAGTCCCAGTTCATCGAGACGATGCGGCTCAACGCCTCGCAGATCGCGGCGATCTACGGGGTGCCGCCGGAGATGGTCGGCGGTGACTCCGGCGGGTCGATGACCTACGCGAACGTGGAGCAGAACGCGATCAACTTCGTCGGGTTCACGCTGCGGCCGTGGCTGTCCCGGCTGGAGGCGAAGCTGTCCGCGCTCATGCCGGGCAAGGAGTTCGTCCGTTTCAACGCCGACGCGATGATCCGCGTGGACCTGATGACCCGCTACCAGGCGCACTCGATCGCGCTGAACGACGGCTGGCGCAACCGCGACGAGATCCGCGCCCTCGAGGACCTGTCTCCGCTGCCGGACGGCCAGGGGCAGCCGTACCTGCCCGTGTCGATGTTCGGCGGCCCCACCAACGACCCGGCCCCCGCGCCGGGCGATCCCAACCCCATTCAGTGAGGAGGCCGACCGTGGCCGACCTGGAGAGGCGCTACACGCCGGTGCCCGTCGAGCTGCGGGCGCCCAAGGAGCAGCAGCGCAAGACCATCAGCGGCTACGCCGCCGTGTTCAACCGCGAGTCGTCCAACCTGGGCGGCTTCGTCGAGGTGGTCGACCCGCGCGCGTTCAACAAGTCCCGCGGCGACGGCTGGCCGGACGTCATCGCCCGCTACAACCACGACGACAACATGCTGCTGGGCACGGTCGCGGGTGGCACGCTGCGCCTGTCGATCGACGACCAGGGGCTGCTGTACGACGTCGACCCGCCGCAGGCCCGCGCCGACATCCTGGAGCTGGTCTCCCGCGGCGACGTCCGCAAGTCCAGCTTCGCGTTCCGCACCGTCGAAGACGACTGGGGGATGACCGACCAGGGGTTCCCCATGCGGACCCTGCTGCGCGCGCAGCTCGTCGACGTCGCCCCGGTCAACATCCCCGCCTACCCCGACTCGTCGGCCGGCCTGCGCTCGCTGGCCCAGCACGTGGGCGCCGACCTCGAAGAGGTCCGGTCGCTGGCCCGCCAGGACGAACTGCGGAAGCTGTTCCGCCGCACCGACGGGCCCGGCCCGGCCAAGCCGCAGACCCTCGGCGCCGCCGCGCGCATGGCGCTGCTGGCCCGGCGCGAGTCCCCGCACCTCTGAACCCCTTGGGGCAGGCCGACAGCCACCCCACCGAGCAGCACAACGGCCCGCCTGGTGCGGGCCTTTCGCATGTCGAGGCAGGCCGACAGCCACCTCGGACCACATCCCTGATTCACAGTGAGGAGATCGGACCATGTCCGAGGTAGTGAAGTCCCTGCAGGAGCGTCGGCTGCGCGTCTGGGAGCAGGCCAAGGCTCTGGCCGACGCGGCGGCCGAGGAGAACCGCACGTTCTCCGGCGAGGAAGAGTCCTCGTGGCAGTCCCTGAACGCGGAGCTGGACGCGCTGGACAAGCGCATCAAGGCCGTCATCGACGGCGAGCAGCGCGCGAAGGACGCCGAGGACGCCATGTCCAAGCTGCGCGGCGAGCCCCGCGGCAAGGGCGGCCCGGAGGGGCCCGGCGACAACGAGGAGCTGCGGAAGTTCCTCCGCGGTGAGGGCGGCCGCACCTTCGACGTGCGCCCGGCCGGACCGGTGTCCTTCCGTGACCTGTCCAAGCTGTCGGCCGCCGCGGGCGGGGCCACCGTGCCCACCGACTTCTACGGCCAGCTGGTGGCGCACCTGATCGAGACCAGCGCCATCATGCAGGCCGGCGCCACCGTCCTGAACACCGCCAGCGGCGAGACCCTCCAGGTGCCGAAGACCACCGCGCACTCCTCGGCGGCGATCGTCACCGAAGCGTCCCCGATCGACGAGTCCGACCCGGCGTTCGGCCAGGTGTCCCTCGGCGCCTACAAGTACGGCACCGTCATCCAGGTCTCCCGCGAGCTCCTCACCGACGCGGGCGTAGACCTGGAGGGCTACCTGTCCATGCAGGCCGGCCGCGCGCTGGGCAACGCGTTCGGCGCGCACGCCATCACCGGCGACGGGTCCGGGAAGCCGCGCGGCATCGTCACCGACGCGTCGGCCGGCGTGACCGGCCCGGCCGCGGTCGCTGGCGGCTTCGGCTCCCAGTCCACCGCGGGCCAGGGCGCGGACCTGCTGATCGACCTGTTCCACTCGGTCATCTCGCCGTACCGCATGTCCAGCTCCTGCCGCTGGATCATGAACGACGGTACGGCGGGCGTGATCCGGAAGATCAAGACGACGGAGGGTCAGTACATCTGGCAGCCGTCGGTCGTCGCCGGGACCCCGGACACGATCCTGGGCAAGCCCGTCCTGACGGACCCGAACGTCGCGGACATCGGCGTCGCCGCCGAGTCCGTGATCTTCGGTGACATCTCGCAGTACTTCATCCGCATGGCGGGCGGGATCCGCTTCGAGCGGTCGGACGAGTTCGCGTTCAACGCGGACCTCGTCACCTTCCGGGCGCTGATGCGCGCCGACGCTGCGCTGGTCGACCTGACCGGCGCGGTGAAGACGTTCACCGGCGGCGCGGCGGCCTGACCCGGTACCGGGGGCGGGGCACTGGGCAGGGCCCCGCCCCCGGCCCGAAAGGAGTTGATCGTGAAGATTCGCATGCTCGTCGCCGTGTCCGGCACCCGCAACGGCGCCAGGTGGCCCGGCCGCGGAGAGACCGTGGATCTGCCGACCGCCGAGGCGATGCGCCTCGTCGACTCCGGCCTCGCGGAGAAGACCACCGAGTCCGGTCCGCCGGTGGAGACGGCGACGCTTCCGCCCGCCGAGGTGACCACCCCGCCCGCGGCCAAGCCGCCGTCCCGGCGCCGCGGCCGTACCGGCAAGGGCGAGACCGCCAAGGAGTAGCGCTGTGGCCAACGAGTACGCCGAGCTGTCCGTCCTCAAGGCAATGTTCGAGGTCGAGACGGACGACACCACCCGGGACGCCCTGCTGTCCAAGGCCCTCACCGCCGCCTCGCGCAGCATCGACCGCGCCTGCGGCCGACGCTTCTACCTGGACGAGACGCCCACCGCCCGCACCTACAACCCGACCGGCAAGGTCGTGTACGACGTGTTCGGGGCGCGGCTCCTCATCGACGACGCGGGCGCCACCCCGACGCTGGTGGAGACCGGAGCGGGCGGCTCGTTCACCCCGTTCACCGGCTACGAGACCGGCCCGGACAACGCCCTCGCGCGCGGCCGGGCCATCACCTCCCTGCTCAGCACGTCCTCGAGCTGGGGGCACGGCACCGCACGGGTGCGGGTCACCGCGCAGTGGGGCTGGCCCGCAGTGCCCGAGGAGATCGAGCAGGCCACCCTCATCCAGGCATCCCGCCTGTACAAGCGCAAAGACAGCCCCGAGGGCGTCATGGGCTCCTCGGAGTGGGGCGTCGTCCGCCTGTCCCGCCGGGACCCGGACGTGTGGGCGCTGATCGAGCACTTCATCCTCCCCGGCTTCGGATAGGAGACGCTGTGCAGATCTCGAAGGTCCGCGACGCGATCGCGGACGCAGCCCGCACGGTGGTCCTGCCCGCCGGGGTGGGGAAGCTGGTGTGCACCGGCTACGTCCCCGACGGCGTGACCACCCCGTGCTTCTTCGTCGGCGAGGTCGAGGTGTCGTTCGACAAGGCGATGGCCCGCCGCCTGGACGAGCTGCTGTTCACCTGCCGCGTGCTGGCCGGCCGCCAGGACGACCGGTCCTCGCAGCGCATCGTCGACGCGCTGCTGTCCGGGTCCGGCCCCGCCTCGCTGAAGCAGGCGATCGAAGCCGCCCGCGGCGCCCCCGGCGAGATGGCCCTCGGCGGCCTGGCCGACGACCTCCACCTCCAGCGCGTCCAGGGCTACAGGTGGTTCGAGCACGGCAGTTCCACCTACGTCGGCGCCGAACTGGTCATCAAGGTCATCGGAGACGGGAGCACCTGATGAAGATCCGCATCCTGGTGAGCCAGCCGCCCGGCGCTGTGCTCCACGGCCGGCCCTGGCCCACCGCGGGCAGCGAGATCGACGACCTGCCCACCACCGTGGCCGCCCACCTGGTCGCCTCCGGCGTCGCCGAGGAAGTCACCGACGCCCCACCCGCGCGGCGCCGCAAGAGCAGGAAGGAGGGCGACGATGGCTAAGAGCGTCCTGCTCAACGTCCGCGCGTTCGCCGTCGGTCTGGACCTGACCAGTGTCTCCAACAAGATCGAGCTGACGACCGAGGTGGAGGAGAAGCCCACCACGAACTACGGCTCCGACGGGTACACCGAGGTCGTCGGCGGGCTGGCTTCGGCGGAGATCGCGGGCGAGGGCCAGTGGGAGGCAGGCGATGAGACCCTGGTCGACGATGCCACCTGGGCCCAGCTCGGCGGCGTCGGCCCCTGGTCGATCAGCGCCAACAACTCCGCCGCTGTGGGCGCGCTGGCCTACTTCACCCGCGCGATGCGGGCGGACTACACGCTGCTGGGCGAGGTCGGCGAGGTTGCCCCGTGGACGGCCACCGCAAAGAGCAGCTGGCCGCTGGTGCGCGGCCAGTTCGCCCACCCGCCCGGCACCGCCCGCACCGCCAACGGCACCGGCACCGCCCTCCAGCTCGGCGCCGTCCCGGCCCGCAAGCGGGTGTACGTCGCGCTGCACGTGCTGTCCGTAGCGGGCACCACGCCGTCCCTGACCGCCCGCGTGGAGTCCAGCGCGGACGACACGTTCGCCGCCCCGACCACCCGCGCCACCTTCGACGCGGCCACCGAGGCCGGCGGCCAGGCCCTGCGCACCGACGGCACCGCCATCACGGACACCTGGTGGCGTCTCGCCTGGGACATCACCGGCACCGGGCCGTCGTTCCTGTTCGCCGCTGCCCTCGGCATCGGCTGACCACCCAACCCCCAGCCCGGTCCCCGCCCGCGGGCCCGGGCATCTCGTCACGCCTGAAAGGGAGGCCGGCCATGCCGAAGATGGTGCTGACCGCCGAGTACCTGTCCATCAACTCGAACGATCTCAGCGAGTTCACCCGCAAGGCCGAGGTGACGGTGGAGGTCGAGGAGAAGGACGTCACGAACTACAAGTCGCTGGGCTGGAAGGAAGTCATCGGCGGTCTCAAGTCCGGGACGCTGGCCTGCGAGTTCCTCCAGGACTTCGCCGCCACGAAGCTGGACGCGATCATGTGGCCGCTGCTGGGCACGGTCGTCCCCTTCGAGGTGCGCGCCGACCAGGCCGCCGTCGGCCCGTCCAACCCCTCGTACTCCGGCAACATCCTGATCGCGGGCTGGTCCCCGGTCACCGGCCAGGTCGGTGACGAGGCCACCGTGGGCCAGGACTTCACCACCTCGGGGGCCGTGACCCGGGCGACGACCTGATGCCCCGCGCATCCACGGCGTCTCTCCACCTGGAGCTGACCTCCTCGAACCTCCGGAACGTCAGCAACGCGCTGAAGGCCGAGGAGGACGGCAAGGAGCTGCGCAAGGAGCTGACGAAGAACATGCGCGAGGCCCTCAAGCCGGGGGCCGCACGCGCCAAGTCGTCGATCATGTCGATGGCGTCGACGACGCCGCACGCCGGCCCGGCGCTGAAGACGGCGATCGCGCGGAAGATCAGGCCGGAGGTCCGGATCACGGGCAAGTTCCCCGGCGCCAAGATCAAGGCTTTCAAGACGAAGAACCTGCGGAACTTCCCCAACGCTCCGAAGCGCACCAACCGGTCCTCTGGCTGGCGGCACCCGGTCTACGGCAACCGCGAGGTGTGGGTCCAGCAGACCGGAAAGATCAAGTGGTTCGACCGGGCCTTCGAAGGCCAGGACGCGCACTACAAGCGCCAGGTGCAGTTCGCCCTGGCGGACATGGTCAACCGCATCGCATCCCGATCCGACTGATCCTGAAAGGCGGGCCTCGTGAAGGTCACGTACAGCCCCGAAGACGGCGACGAGCAGGTCTTCGACTACAACCCCAACCGGCTGCTGTCCGCCGAGCGGGAGGTCCTGGAGAAGCGCACCGGCCGGGCCTTCAACCAGTTCGCCCAGGGCGTGCTCAAGGGGGACTCGCTGTGCCGGCGGGCGCTGCTGCACGTCCTGCTGAAGCGGCAGCACCCCACCCTCAGCTTCGACGACGTCGACTTCTGCTGGGACGAGCTCAAGGTCGAGATGACCAAGGGCGAGATCACCCTCGCGGTGGAGCGGCTGCGGGAGAAGAACGGCGACGAGGACCTGGCCGAGGCCATGCTGAAGGGCTACGACGAGGCCCCGGACGACGAGGGAAAAGCCCGGCTGCCGTTCGCCGTCTGAAGCATCTGGGCAACGCCGCCCACCTGCTGCACCTCACCCCCCGCGACTGGGACCTGCTCACGGTCGAAGAGGCCGATCACCTCCTGGGCTGGCTGGACGAGTACCTCGCGCAGATGGAGAAGGCCGCCAAGAAGCGGCGATGACGCCCACACTGAAGGGGGTTCGCCGTGTCGGACACCAGTCTGGTCTTCGCCCTGTCCACCCGGGACGACACCGGCCGGGGCCTGCGGTCGGCCCGGGAGTCGGTGGACTCCGAGACGGAGGGGATGGCGGACGACGTCGCCGCCAACGGCTCGAAGATGGGGCCCGCCCTGGCGGCGGCGGGCGCCGCGGCCGGGGCCCTGGCCGGAGCGGCGATCATGTCGACGCTGTCGCAGGCGATGGACGTCTCCGAGGCGACCACCCGCCTCGAGGCCCAGCTGGCGAACACCACCGCCGACGTCGGCGCGGCCACGGACGCCATGACGAACGTGTTCACCGACGGGTGGGGGGAGTCCGCCACCGAGGTCGGCGACGCGATCAAGTCCGTGACGCTGAACATGGACGAGTTCACGGGCAACCAGCAGGGCCTGGAGGACATGACCAAGGCCGCCCTGGGCCTGTCCAAGGCATTCGACCAGGAGGTCAACAAGACCACCGCGGCCGCGGGCCAGCTGGTGAAGACCGGCCTGGTGGACAACTTCGAGGAGGCGATGGACCTCATCGCCGCCGGCCTGGGCAGCGTCGCGAACAAAAGCGACGACATCTTGGACACCTTCAACGAGTACAGCACCCTCTTTCGCCGGGTGGGTCTGGACGGCGCAACGGCGCTGGGACTGATCAGCCAGGGCCTCGAGGCGGGCGCCCGGGACTCCGACGCGATCGCCGACGCGATCGGCATCTTCAGCGAGATGGCCCTGGCCGGTGGCAAGCAGGTCAACGAGGCGTTCGGGTCGATCGGCCTGAACGGCGAGGACATCGGCCGGCGCATGCGAGCGGGCGGTGACGAGGCAGCCTCTGCCCTCCAGGACACGATGGACGCGCTGCGCGGCACGGACGACGCCACGACCAGGCTGGCCGCCGCTCAGGTCCTCTTCGGGGACCTTGCCAACACGCAGGCGGATGCGCTGTACGCCCTGGACCCGGCGAGCGCTGCGGCCGCGGGCGGCTTCGACGACGTCGCCGGTGCGGCCGACAAGGTCGTGGAGAAACTGGAGAACTCCCCGGCGATGAAGCTGGAGGCGTTCAAGCGGACCGTGCAGCAGGGGATCATCGACTTCCTTGGCGGCCAGGTCCTCCCCGCCGTCGTCGACTTCAAGGACAAGTTCGGCGCGGCCGCCCGCGAGGCATGGGCCGCGGCCGGGGACGGCGGCACCGAGGGCGTCGACCGCGTCCTGACCTTCGTCGCCCTCCTCGGGCAGCGCATCGCCGAGAAGATCGTCACCGACCTGGTGCCGAAGGCAGCCGAGGGCCTGGCCCACTTCGGGCAGCGGCTCGCCGAGTACGCGATGCAGGACCCCGCGAACCTGTTCAAGGTCGCGCTCATCGCAGGCGCCCTGCTGCTGGCCCTGACCCAACTGCCGCTCCTGCTGGCCGTGGGCCTCGCGCTGACGGCGGGCCTCATCATCGGCGGCTTCGTCGCCGAGCTGATCAAGAAGGGCCAGGAGAAGTTCCCCGAGTGGTGGTCCAGCTTCACGGACTGGGTCGGGGGCCTGCCCGGGCAGATCGGCGACGTCTTCGGCCTGGTGGGCTTCGCCATCGGCCTGTGGTTCGCCGGCCTGTGGTCCGACTACATCGCCGACCCGGTGAGCCGCCAGTGGGCGGCCTTCGTCGGCACCGTGCGGGCGCTACCCGGTCAGGCGGGCGACGCCCTGTCCGGACTGGGCTCCACCATCACCACCAGCGCCTGGAACGCCTTCCAGTCCATGAAGAACGCCGTCGTGGAGCGGACGCTGTCCACGATCTCGTGGGTGCGTGGGGTGCCCGAGGACCTGGCGGGCGCCGTCACCAGCGGCGCCTGGCGCATGTACAACGCCGGCCTGGACTTCGTCTACGGCATCTGGGACGGCATCAGCGCCGCCGGCGGCTGGCTGTGGTCGAAGGTCGCCAACTTCGCCGAGGACAACATCGTCGACCCGGTGAAGGACTTCCTGCACATCGGCTCCCCGTCCAAGCTGGCCGCCGACGAGATCGGCCACTGGATCCCCGCCGGTATCGCCATGGGCGTGGAGGACAACGCGGGCGTCGTCGACCAGGCGATGCGGGACGTCGTCGACCCCGCCTCCTACCGGCCCGCTCCCGGCTCCATGCCGGGCCCGTCGTCCGCGGCCACGCTCGGCGCCAACCAGGCGCAGGTCCGCATCGTGATGGAACTGGTCGGCGGATCGCGGGCGTTCCGCGAGTTCTTCCAGGAGACCGTCCGCCTCACCACCGGCGGTGACGTCGTCAAGTTCGCGGAAAGGTGATCATGCCGCAGCTACCCCCGCCCGTATGGGCCGAACTCTGGTACGACGGCGCCTGGAACGACGTCACCGAGGACGTGCGCGTGACCACGGCCCCGGTGACCGTGACCCGGGGCCTGTCCTCGGAGTCGTCCACCGACGCCGAACCGACGTCATGCACGTGCGACCTGGACTCCCGGGACGACCGGTACGCGCCCCGCAACCCGATGAGCCCGTTGTGGGGGAAGATCGGGCGCAACACGCCGTTCCGGATGGGGTACGACGTCGGCTCGCCGTGGGCCCGGATCCAGCAGGGCAGCGATATCGACTACGCGTCCCTGTTCGTCAACCCGACCCCAGCCCTGGACGTCACCGGCGACTTCGACCTGCGCGTCGACATCTCCAGTGACCGGTGGTCAAGCACGCAGACGATCGCCCAGCGTGCCGTGGAATCCACGAACAGCCGGGACTGGACACTCCAGCTCCTCAACAACCATCTGAGCTTCATGTGGTTCCCCGCCGGTACGTGGGAGAGCCGCATCTACCACCAGTCGACCGTGCCGCTCCAGGCGTACACCGGGCAGCGCCTGGCCCTGCGCGTCACCCTGGACGTCGACAACGGCGCGGGCGGCCACGAGGTGCGCTTCTACACCGGCCGCACGGTCGACGACGAAGAATGGCAGCTGCTCGGCGATCCGATCGTGGGAACGGGAACCACCAGCCTCTACACCGGGAACGCGTACATGGAGCTGGGCGGCGGCTTCGAGTACAACTGGGACCCGGGCACATCGGCTGTCTTCCCCCTCCGGGGCAGGGCCTACGCCCTGCAGCTGCGCGCCGGCATCAACGGCACGCCCAAGGTCGACATGAAGACCTCGCAGGCCGAGCCGGGCGGCAGCGAGTTCGTGGATGCGACCGGGGTGACCTGGCACCGCGGGGGCGAAGCCGTCCTCACCAACCGGCACATCCGCATGTCCGGGGAGGTGCCCGCCTGGCCGCCCACCCGGGACCTGTCCGGCCAGGACAACATCGTCTCCATCGCGCCGACGGGGATCACACGGCGGATGAACGCCGGGAACAAGCCCCAGGAGTCCGCGCTGCTCAGGTACATCAGGGCGCGCGGTCCCATCGAGTGCTGGCCGCTCACGGACGGCGTGGACGCGAAGTCCGCCAGGAGCATGCTCGGCGGCCGGGACATGCTGAACGGCCCGGGCCAGGTGAAGGCGCCCCCGACGTGGGCGGGCGGAACGCTGGCGGACTGGGTCGAGCCTGTCATCGCTGTGAAGGCGGACATCTACGGTGGGCTCGTCGGCTACACGCCCCGCCGGTCGAGCGTCGGCGCCAAGCTGCACGCGGACATCTACCTGACCGGCGCCGCACTGGACGGGCCCTGGCACTTCCGTATCTGGGACACAGGCGCCGGCACCAACGCGTCCCCGCAGCGCGGCATCATCATGATCCTGGGGGGCGACCTCAATCAGGCCACCTTGATCAGCCACGCGGAGATGACCGACTCCAGCTCCGAAGCGCTCATCGGCAACTTCTCCCCCATCGGGATCTTCGACGACCAGCCGCACCACGTGCGGCTGACCGTGGACCTCAACACCCCCTTCGTGTGGCTGTACGTCGACGGCGTGGAGAAGGCCGCCGGCGGACTGAGCATCAACATGCGGCCGCTGAGCCGTATCGAAGTGGGCTGGGGTACGTCCACGGCCGAGCGGGCGGCCGGATTCATCACCTACTGGGGCGAGGACGCTCCGACTGCCGCCGAGATGTACTCCGCGCTCATGGGGTTCCAGGGTGAGGCGGCCGGCGCCCGGATCGAGCGGCTGTCCAGTGAGGCTGGATACGTGGTGTCCGTGGGCGGGGAGTCCACCTTTCAGCAGCCCATGGGGATCCAGGAGCAGGCGAGGCTGCTGGAGCTGCTGAACGAGGCCAACCGGACGGACTTCGGCTATCTGCTGGACGCCCGTGACCGGGCCGAGGTGATCCAGCGGGGCGGCTCCACCCTGTGGAACCAGCCTCCCGCGCTGGTGCTGGACTACTCCGCTGGCCTGATCGGCGCCCCCTTCAAGCCGGTGGACGACGACAAGCTGACCGAGAACGACGTCAGCGTGAAGCGGGCCTTCGGGTCGGTCGCGGCACAGCACGTCCTCGAGGAGGGGGAGCTGTCCGTGCAGGACCCGCCGAACGGGGTGGGCCGCTACGACAACGAGTACACGTACAGCGTGGCCACGGACCGGCATGCCGACAGCGTCGCTTCGATGCGGCTGCACCTGGGCACCTACAACGGCGTCCGGTACACCAGGTTGACGCTGAACCTGGCGAACGAGCGCGTGCACGCGATGATCGACGACATCCTCCGCATCGACGTCGGCGACAGGATCCGGCTGACCAACCTGCCCGCCGATCACGGGCCGGACGCCGTGGACGTCTTGGTACACGGTTATGAGGAGGTGGCCGGGCCGGACGAGTGGACCATCACCTTCAACTGCCGTCCGGGCGAACCGTGGACGACCGGGGTGGCGGACAGCTTCGACAGCCGCGCGGACATCGGAGGCTCGCAGCTGGCGGCCGCCATCGACGCGGACGACACCACCGTGTCCCTGGCGGTCACAGGGGAACGGCTGTGGACCAGCGACCCCTTCGACATGCCGTTCGACCTGCGGGTGGGCGGCGAGGTCATCACCGTGACCAGCCCCGGCGGGCTGGTCAACACGGGCCAGAACCCGTTCTTCGACACGGACATCGTCGGCTGGAGTGCCGAGAGCGCCACCCTGTCCTGGTCGGACACGGTGGTGCATCCGGACCCGCACGCCCGCGGCTCGCTCCTCATCACCCCGAACGGCGTGGACGTGTTCGCTGGCGCGGTCGGCGCCCTGTCCGGCGCGGGCAGTGTCACCGCGGGCACGGCCTACAAGGTGTCGGCGTGGGTGTACTCGCCGAGCGGCGCCTCGGACGTCCGCCCGGCCGTCTACTGGTACAGCTCCACGGGCGCGTTCCTGTCGGCCGCCGGATCAGCGCACCCAGCGGTCCCGGCCGGGGTGTGGACGTACATGGAGGAGACGCTGGTCGCCCCCGCGTCCGCCTCGCAGGCCCGGGCCCGCATCCGCCACGGCAACACCCCCAGCAGCACGCAAGTGCTGTACGCGTGGGCGGTCCGGATCACCCCGACGACCGCCGGGACCGGCCCGCAGACGTTCACCGCCGTGCGGTCCGTCAACGGGGTCAGCAAGGGCCACGACACGGGCGCCGACGTCCGGCTGGCCCCTCCGAACTATGTGGCCCTGTAGGAGGCGACGATGACCAACTGGCTCGGCGGCATGAGGATGACCGCGGACCGCCTGTACGAGACCGACCTCATCGGACGGCTCGTATTCCTCGCCAACCGAGGTGCCAACCAGTCCATCTCCACTGGCGGCGACACCGCGTCGAACGCCCTGCAATGGGACGAGGTGACCCTGGACGTCCTCGGCGGCTGGACGGCCGGCCAGCCCACCCGCTGGACCTGCCCTCGCGCGGGCTGGTGGACGTTCCAGGGCGCCGTCGGCTTCAACTCGTCGACGGCCGGCACCGTCCGGGAGTGCTGCTGGTACGTCAACGGCGGCCTGATCTCCATGGGCCGCTCCCACCCGATCAACATGAGCGGCATCGCGTCCGGCGCTCTGACCGTGGACGCCCGCTCCGTCCCGCGCCTGATGTCCGTCGGCGACTACGTGCAGCTGGTCGCGGCCCAGAACAGCGGCTCCGCGCTGGACACGGCCACCGGCTCCTACCGGCCGTACATCTCGATCACCTACTCCGGCCCTCCGTAAGGAGAGATGCATGTCCGAGATCAACGATGGCTACCGCCCGCTGGAGGCATCCGGTGGCGTCTACGTCTTCGACGAGTCCCTCACACCGCGCCTCCAGATCAACGTGGCCATCAAGGCCGACGCGGGCGAGTACCCGGCCGAGGCCGCGGCTGCCGTCCTCGCGGGCGTAGCCGCTGTCAGGGAGTCGCTCGCGGCGTCGTTCCCCACCGTCGAAGCCCAGATCAACCCCACGGTCCTCGTCGGGGCCCGGGAGATGCAGTAGCCCAGTCACCACCGCCCGCCCCGTGCCGTCCTGGCCCGGGGCTTTCGTCATCTCTGGAGGCCCCATGGCCAAGTCCGGCCCGCAGCGCTACCCGGGCGCGTCCACCGCCTACTGGCACCAGTCCCGCTACGGCGGCTCGGCGATGGAATCCAACGTCATCGTCTGGCACACCACCGAGGGCACGTCCGTGCCGTCCTACGGCGGCGGGGCGAGCGCCCCGAACTTCACCGCGAAGCCGGACTTCGCGGCGAAGCGGCTGGTCTGGTACCAGCACTTCGACTTCGACGTCTCTTCGCGGGCCCTCGTCAACCGGTCTGGCGGGGTGGAGACGAACACGCTGAACGTGGTGCAGGTGGAGATCGTCGGCACCTGCGACCCGGCCACCCACAAGAAGTGGGGCAGCACCCCGCACCTGTACACGCCGGACCTGCCCGACTGGGCTGTCCGGGACCTGGCCGCGTTCGCGAAGTGGGCCCACGACCACCACGGCGTCCCGCTCACCTCGGGCGTGACCTTCAAGGCGTACCCGTCCAGCTACGGCGCGAGCAGCGTCCGCATGTCCGGCGCGAAGTGGTCCAGCTTCCGCGGGCACTGCGGGCACCAGCACGTCCCGGAGAACGACCACGGCGACCCGGGCCTGCTGCCCATGGGCGCCATCCTCGCCCGCGCCAAGGGCTACACCCCGACCACCCCGACCACCCCGAGCAAGGAGAACTCCGACATGGACAAGGGTGACGTCTTCACCGCGACGTGGGACACCGACGGCCTGCCGGCGCCCGAGTTCGCGCCGGACGTGAAGAAGAACCCGAAGTGGACCGCGTCCAGCTACATCCGCTCGATCTACAACGCGGTGGCCGGCCTGCCCGGCGCACTCTCCGCGCTCCGCCAGGACATCGCCGCCCTGCGCGCCGACGTCGCCGCCCTCAAGAAGGAGTCCTGACCCATGCCCGAGCTGCACTTCGACGGCGAGACCGTCGTGAAGACCGCGTCCACCTTCGGCCGCGACCTCCTGGAGCGCGTGCTGTCGACGTTCCTCCAGTCATTCATCGGTGGCATCGTCGTCACCACCCCGCTGGACGGCAGCATGTGGTACGCCGCAGGGGCGGGCGGGGTCGGCGCCGTCCTCGCCCTCGGCAAGGGCCTCGTCGCCCGCTGGCGCGACGTCACCAACTCGGCGAGCCTGGCCAAGGGCGTCTGATGCGGGGCGCGGCGGCGCAGACGGCGTTCTCCCGTCGTCGCGCCTTCCTCGTCACCGTCGGCCTCGGCTGGAGCCTGTACGGCGGGCTGGGCATCATCAACCGGCCCCGCTACGGCACCAGCCGCGGCCTGGCCGACGTAACCCGCTACATCCCCATGGACGCCCTCGGCTGGATGTGGGTGGCCTGCGGGGCAATCGCTGCGCTCGCTGGTCTCGTCGTCAACTGCCCGCGCGTCCAGGCCCTCGGGTACGTGGCGCTCGCCGTGCCTGCCGGCCTGTGGGCGGGCGCGTTCTCGGCAGCGGCGGCCGGACCGTACAGCGAGGCGATCGGCTCGGCGTGCGGATGGGGGGCATTCACGATCGGTGTGGTGCTGGTGTCCGGCATGGACGACCCGCCCCCGCCGCACCTGAGAAAGAAGGTTCGCTGATGGACGTGGGGGCACTGGTCGGCGGCGCCGTCGCCCTGGTTGTGGGGCTGCTGTCGTGGACCCAGAGCCGGGCGACGAACCGGCGCTCGGACTTCAAGGAGATCACCGACCAGCTGAGGCAGGATCTCGACGCGGAGCGCGCGCAGCGGAAGCTGCTCACTTCCTACGTCGTGGACCTGTGGCGGTGGGCGAAGCGAGTCGGCCCGGACACGCCGGCCGGGCCCGCACCGGAGCCCCCGCAGGAACTCGACCTCACACCCTGGCGCCACTGACCGCGGCCCCGCTCTCCCACTGGGAGGGCGGGGCCGCTTTCGTCGTTTCTAGGAACGCCAGAACTCAGCGCCGCAGGTCGTGCACACCACGTCCCCGGTGGCTCTGCCCTGGAACGTCTCCTTCACCTTGCGCGGGTGCTTGCAGGGTGGCGACCCCTTGGCCTTCCACGCTTCCTGCAGCCGCTCCGTGTCCTTCTTCTCCACCAAGTGCCTCCCCTGATGCTGGCTGAGAGGAGACACGCGAGGGGAGCCCGGGGTTGTACGGGTCAGTCTTCGAGGTCGATGCGGAAGTCGACGATGGTGGTGTCGCCGCGGCGCACGATCGGATGGGCGACCTCGACGATCCGTCCGGTGTCGGAGATGTGCCGCCGTGTGTACCGCAGCACGGGCACGCCGCCACCGATCCGGAGCGTGGCTGCCTCCAGCTCGGTCGGCATGCCCACCGTGAACGACTCCGTGATCGCCGTGACCCGGATCCCGAGGCTGCCGAGCTGGGCGCGGGTGCCGCCGGGCCAGGGCTCGTTGATGGGGTCGACGACTGGTGTCCCGGCGACGTCGGACCAGCGGACGTAGCTGGTGGACATCTGGGTGGCCTGGTCGTTGTCGTGGAAGACGAAGTGCCGGGCGAGGAGCCGCTCGCCCACCTCGCACTCGAACAGGCCCGCCAGTTCGGCGTCCGCCTTCACCCGCTCGAACCGCTTGTCGAGCCGGTACTCGGACCAGCCGATGCCCTGATCGCGGGTGTACGGCGTGGACTTGGCGCCGGGCGTGGTCCGGTAGCGGTCGGCGGCCATGCGGTGGATCGGCGGCCGCGGCCGGACGCGGGTCCCGGCGCGGGCCCGGGTCTCGATCAGCCCCTCGGTGGCGAGGAGCCGGAGCGCGTTGCGGATGGTGGTCTCGGATACGCCATATGACGCACACAGGGCGGGCAGGGTCGGCAGCTGGTCACCGGGTGCGAGCTGGCCGGAGGCGATGCGCTGCCGCAGCTCAGCGGCGATGCGCAGGTACTCGGGCTGTGCCACTGCCGTACCACCGTTCCACGTGATCGCGTCAATCTGAGTACACATACTCTCCCCTTCCCCTTGACCAGCGCCAACTCCGGCGACAATCTGAGTACAGATAAGCACTATCCGTATTCAGATAGCCACCGTCTGCGGGGTACAGCCATGCCCGAATCGGGTCACACGTGGCAGAAGGCATTCAAGGGTGAGCCCATCGAGGCACCCCACGTCCGCCTCTGGACCCGTGGCCGCGTCGAGCACCCCGACGCCCCGCTCATCGCCGACGAACTGTTCGTCGCCGTCCTCGGCTCCGGCGCCCCCGTCGTCGAGATGACCCTCTCCACCGCGGGCGCCCGCATCCGCATCACCGCGGAAGGGCCCGACCCGCTGCCCCTCATCAACAGCCACGGGCCCGGCTGGTCGATCCTCACCGGCCTGTGCAGCAGGGCCGGACTCACCACCGACGAACGCGGTCTGTGGGGGCTCCTGGAAGGCCAGCCGAGATGACCAGCCTGCCCGCCGCCACCGCCTTGTCGTGGGCGCAGTACGCCGGTTGGGCCTGCGTCCTGTGCGGCGCCTCCCTCGCCACGACGGGCGGGGTGTCCGTCGGCCGCGCCGAGGGCCGCTCCGGCGTCCACGACCTCAGCACCGAGGTGTTCGCCTGCCCGCCCCTATCGGGCTGCGGGCCCTCGCGCCTCACCCAGACTCCCGCCCTCTACCAGCGGGCGGGCCAGACGCCTCCACCCGGAGGCGACGTCCACAACAGGAGGAAGACGTGACCATCGCGTTAGAGCACCCCGTGGGCACCACCGACCCGGCCGCCCTCGTCGGCCCTGAGGTGACCGACCGGCTCGCCCGCCGGATCACCACCGACCACCCGGAGATCAGCGAGTCGACCGCGCGCCGCATCGTCGGCCAGGCCGCCGCCTTCATCGCCGCCTCCGGCCAGCAGCCCGGCCAGCCCCTCGCTCCGAGCAAGCTGGTCGACTACGGCTGGCACGCGTTCATCCTGCACACCGTCGACTACGCCGAGTTCTGCGACCGTGTCGCCGGTGGCTTCGTCCACCACGTCCCCACCGACGAGGGCGACGAGATGCCGGGCGGGGCGCAGCCCACCCGCGAGCGGACCCTCGCCGCCATCACGGCCGCCGGGTACGCAGTCGACCCGGAGCTGTGGCCGGACATGGCCGACTGCAGCCAGTGCCACGCCGGGTGCACCGACAGCCCCAACAGCGGCAAGGGGAAGTAG